GCCATGGTACGGGCATACATAAGATTGTCGGTATCAATCTCCGTCTCGTAGCGATCAGTGATGCCCATCACATCCGGTGTATCGGTGTCGGTACACATGATGATGTCTGCGTCGGGGTTATGACGCAAGACGGACTTGACCATCTTCTGCGGGTAGGAAATGTCCTTGCCCACGTGGAAGAAAACGAAAGTCTGGCGTCGTCGTTGGCGTTCACCCAACATCACTTCAAGTTCTTCTTGGACTTGGCTCAACTGCAAGTCCCACGGCGCGTTCATGTTCTCGCGTTGGAAGATTTTGACACCGGAGTACCAGAGGCTTTCGTTGCCCACACGGTTGTTCCAGTACCAGAGTTTGTTGGCATCAAGAAGTAGAACATCCTTGCCCATCGCCCCTGCCAGATGCACGTTCGCGCACGAGGGCGAGATGATTACGGTACATATCTCCATGAGCGCAGCGACATTCTCCATGTCGAAAAAGGTATCGATGTGCGTGGTGATGAGACTTGGATGAAACCCATCGCCGTCTCTCTGTGAGTCCCCGTACTGTAAGTTGATGAACTTCAAATGCGGCTTGTCCAGTATCGGACGGAACGCTTCAAGCGGCACAGACTTGTGACCGCCGATGATCGGCGCGGTGCTTGTCCACGTAAGCCCTACAACGAAATCACCTTCGTGGAATCCATACTCTTTACGGAGCATAGCCACGCGCTCTGGATCGGCCTTGATGTAGCCAAACGTCACGCTCGGCGCGATATCTCGGACTGAGTTAATGAAGTATTTACCCAGAGAGGCAATCGGTATGTGCGAGTCGTGTTCGCTCATCTTCACTCGTGAGTTGTGTGAGATGAACTTGACGTTCTTCGCCTTGCACCCACGCTGAAAGAGGTTAGCCACGCGCAGGTCGATCATCACCGTGATCTCGTCTACTTCCTTGGCTAACTTTTCAATCAAAGACCCGTAAAGAATCTGATCACCGATGCCCTGCTCACACCAGATGATCGGGCGGCGTAGCCCCTTGCCACGCTCCCACTGCGGGTGCTTGGTGTGAAGTTTGGGAGACTTGAAAGACTTACTTCCCCATCGCCGCTCGTAGCCTTCCCAACCCTTTTTGAAGTCACCCATCTGCAGGGCTAGAAGTCCAACAGTCCATCCTGCATCGTCGTTGTGCGGCTCCAGTTGGGTAGCGATTTCAAAATGCTGCCGTGCTAGTTCCCAACGGTGCATCTCCCAATGGCATCGCCCAATCTGCAACTCGACTGCCGTGAGAATTGGTAGAGTGATGTGTACGTTAGTCAGAAGGCCAATAGCCTCGTCGTACTTGCCGCTCTCAGCCGTCTCAAAGCCCATCTTGTAAATGGCTTGTGCAAACTCGGCTAGGCTTTTCTGTTTGGTTTCTTCGCTCACCAGTAGTCTCTCCCTGTTCCACGCTTCGCTGCCCACTCAGGTGGCGGCACGTGCGCCCATGCTCGTTTACGCTCCCACTTCCACCGTCTCCACATATCAAGCATCCACCTAATCATGTTGGCTCCTGCGGTACGATTTGTAAGACAGTAAGCGGTATCGAAATGGCAGTCTTCCTGCCTTCGCGAGGATAGATAAGAACTCTACCTACTGACTCTAGCATCATCGCGTTGACGACACCCTTCTCGACTCCTTCAAAATCATCCATGACAAACACGGTTTTCTCGTGAATGATCTTGTTCAGCGGCTCAACATCCTGCTGACTCAGCCGACCATCAAGATAGACTAGGTCTACCTTCGCGTTCTTCTCAGCCATGTCAGAGAACATCTCATGCGAGGGCTTCTTGGGGTACTGAAAGATGTTGGGTACATCTAAATTGATATCGTTCGACACATCACAGGTGTAGATGTCCACCATACGATTACAGGCGAGGTTCATCGTCAAAGTAGACACGCCGATGAACGTGCCGACTTCTGCTATGGCATCGGGCTTGAAGAAACGAACGATGCGGAATAATTCTTCAGCATCACTCATCGGTACAGACCCAGTGTTGTAGTCAGCGCGGTATCGCAGTTGATTCTGCGCCACTATGATCTTTTCTATATCAGCCCACGGCAGGTCAACGACTTCCTCATCAATGATGCCCCACACGATCTCGCTCAGTCGCTTACGACCGATCTGTATGGTGTTCACTGGATGGCTCCCTTCAAGTCCTTGAGAACCTTGTTCTGGATGTCGTGGATGTCGCTGCTCAAGTCACGTACAACGAGTTTGAGGTTCCCGAACTTGTGCGGATTGAACGCATGCCACGCCAACGCGACGTAATCCATGTTGGTCAGTCGTTTGTCTTCTAAGCAACGTCTATACAAGTTAGACACGGAACGTGGCGCTTTTTCAAAATTTCCGTGGATCATGTCGTTGTATGCGTAGATGATCGTGGACTTACGATCTGGATGAGCCATCAAAGACAAGATAACTCCCGCACGGCAGGACGCCGTACTGACCCGCGCCTTGTTGGTGCTAGTGGCATGCTCGTCAAAGTAGTCGAGGTACTCACGCGCAAAGTTCTCAGTGACTTCGCTCTGCTCGACCGTGTGGCGGCTAGTGCCATACGGATACAACGCAGTTCTGATGAGCGCACCAATGATGGCCTGACGATTGTTTTCTACGCCACGACGAAACGCTAGGGATCGCGCTTTACCTGCATCGTAGTGTGCGAACGCATGCGGCTCGACGTTACGGGCGACGAGAAAAGGCAGCGAGACATTCGCTAGTTCAACAGCGTGAAGTCTATGCCACCCGTCGATCAACGCGCCTGTGTTATCGAATGAAATGGTTTGGGCTACATCGGTATCCCATGTGCCATTCTTCATCGCATCGGCATACGTCTGGATCACGCCCTTGAAGTCACGCCCCTTCTGACGAACGTGAACATTGGACAGATACTGACGCGCTTTCTTTGCGTCGATGGTCTCGACTTGATAAGTATACTTAACTCTTTTAGACATGATTAAGCCCTCTCACGGACAGTGATTTCACGGTCAAGATAGAACCGCGCTTTCTTTAGGTCTTCAACAGGATCGGTGTGCTTCTTACCTGCACGTACCACGTACTTGACTACGTTGCCTAAGCGGTAGTTCAAATCTTTGGCTTCGATGAAGTCGAGCGTCTCGACACCACCAGTCGTGTAGTGAAGCGGTTTGTTTACTATGTCGTTCTTGATCTCAGTTATTGCTGCAAGAATTCTTGACGGTTTGGCCTTGTTCTTGTAGTTACGAATCACAAGTCGCACTAGCGAATCTTTGTAACCCGTTTTTTCTTTGATTTCTTTGACCGACAAACCCGCAGTAAAATATCTGCGGATCACCTCTGACTTATTAACTTTCTTCCTACTCATTTCATTAACTCCTTCAACTGATTTACGTTTGACTCGTCTATAACTAAGGCAACTCCACCTGCTTTACGCACATCATCAAGATGCTTTAGTTGCAGCGCAGTCGGTTTGTTGCCATTTGCTTTACACTCTATAGCATAAAACAAGCCTTGTTTACAAACTAAAAAATCTGGGACACCAGAAGAAAAGAAACCAGTTCCCATCGGCATCGCGTAATACGCTTCCATCTCCATAAGAATTTTCTTTACCTTCGCTTTGACTTTGGCTTCAGGCGTCACAGTGGCTCCTTCAATAGGAATAGTTACTATTCTGACATTGTCATACCTCCACGTAATTCTTGAAAGAGGGGGGTGGGTAATACGAGACAGTAGTGCTGCTTGTACCGCCAACCTATGTCGATAAGCACGGGTGGGTAAGCGGCATCGTCGAACATCCACACCATCGCGTAATTTTCGCTAGGCTGATCTGTGATACTTGTGTGCCTACTACTCTGGTGAATCTTCTCCCAGTCATAGGCGTTGATTAGACCGACTATGACCTTGATCTCATTGGGTAAAGTGGCATCGGTAAACTCGCGCTTTACGTTTTCATCTAAGAAAATTTTATACAGACCGTCTTCGATGTTCGCGTAAGTGCGATACCCCTCGCCTATCTTCAGTGGCGTATAAGTTTTATATACGGACATATCACGCTACGTTCATGCTGTTCAAGATAAACATAGGCGATGTCGCTTGTGATTCCTTGCGACACGCTGCACCGATCTCAGGCCAGAACTTTTTGTCTCTCATGTCATCGTCGGTCGGCACAAGATTGTCGGAACCGATATGTGCCTTGAGCATGACGAGTTGTATTTCTAATTCTTTCCGTAAGTCGCTCGGCAAATCTTGCAGGCTCTTGTACCACCGCAACGGCATAGAGAACCCTACCTCTGGCATGTACGCGAAACTGTTTGCGTAGGGCAGATTCGACCCGTCACGGTACATATCAAGTGCAGCGGAAATCGGCACGGTGTTGGTCTTGCCCACGATCACGCCGCCACGTATCTGCGGAAAGAAAACGATCTTCTCGCCCTCAAGCATGGAGCGCACCGTAGCGAGTGATGCATCAAACTTCTCATCAGACTGCTTCATCGTGGTGTATATCGTTCTGATCTTGTCCATCAAGTTGAACGGGATGCTGCTCTTGTCGGCGTCACCCATGAACACCTTCAGCAGTGACTGAGAATACTCACGTGGGATGGTGACAGTCGGGCGACCGCTTAGACTACTGCCGTATGTATTATCCATAGCGTTATCAAGAATGCTACGCACGTGATCGCTCAGTGCTTGCTCAACAGTCAACACTGCACTGCATATTGAATGATGAACATCATGGCGACCCTTCGCCATTTTTTGCACGGCATAACGCTGCGTGTTGGTGCATAACTTCTCACCACCAAACCCGTACCTGTTGGTATCACGGAAGTTGTTATTAACGGCTTGAATGGTGAACGCAGTCTCGTCGTCACTACGCTCGTCTTTCGGTCGCGGGTCGTACTTGATGTTTGCAACACTGAAACCATGCACGGTAGTCAGCGTCATGTAGTGCTGCATATCAAGTTCGCTCCCCCAACTGTGAGTGAGCGGAGCAACAAAGTCTGCGACCCTGACGCGCCCCTCGGTCGCGCCGTAGATAGCGACAGCAATAGGCCATGTCGGAGAACGCACTGCTTCTTTCCGCAGTTTATCGTCATCCATCTTCGTGTTCGGCAGGAACATCTCGTCGATGTTCACCTTGATTGAATTTCTCTTAGCCATGACAACCTCCAATTAGTTTTCAATAACAATCTTGCGACCAACGGGCGGCTCAAAGTCCCTGTTGTGACTCGGCGGCAGCAGCCACAACACTGGGCAGTTCAACTCCCATTCGATGTTGTTCTCTACGTAGCCATCCGTGAACACGATCAGGAACTGTGGATCGACGTTGTTCTTCGTGATGTAGTCACTGACGCAAGACACCCTAGTACCGCCACCGCCCAACGGCTTCAGCAGCGTAGCGATGCCATCGTAGTTACCTTCAAACACCTGCTCACCATGCACCATCGTGTCCCACCACAACACGCGCATGCGCTCTGGTCTGCACGTTTCACAGATGGACGCGATCTCGCCACCGACCATGTTCAGCAGCGAGTCTCCGATGCTGCCCGATGTATCGTTAGCGATGACACCTTCGCAAATCGTCTCGGACTCCACGTGTGGCAGGAACAAATCATCAGTGAGGCGGCGTCGATTAAGTTTCGCCCAAGTCAACTCGTCTCGTCCTGCCGTGGCTGCGCTTACAAACTCGCGCAGTTCCTCACGCCAGTCCACCTTGGGAGCCAACACCTCAGTGATGGCACGGGGAGTCTTCACACCAAATCGACCTGCGATAATAGAACCTTGACTGATAGCCTCGTCGATCTCCTTGGATAACTGATCAGCGGCTTCGCCATCCATCGTCTCAGTTGATTCGATGTCATGCTCGTCGAGCGGCTGCATGTCGCTGACACTGTCAGAGTCGGAAGTATTATTAGCGTTGCCGCCACTCTGACCTTGCTGGCCGGAACCCCCTCCGTTGCCTTGCTGTTTCTGCTCCTGCTCCATGCGCTTAACCAAGTCATCCCATACTTGCCGCACAGACCAACCGTGATATTTGGGATCGTATAAGCCACCCTTCGGTAACTTCACCAACTCGGGTGCTTTCTGACTGATCTCCATGATGATGGCGTTGATCACAAAGTCCATCGCCACGTTGGCAAGGCGCGGGTTCTGCTTGATCAAATCCCTGTGGCGTGGAATATGCTTCAGCATCACGTGCCCGTTCTCGTGCAGCACCAACCCACCCAACTCGGCAAGACTCAACTTTTCGATGAAGTCTTTCCCATAGCGTTTGTTTAGACCATCTGTGTACGCTGTCGGAATTCCGACATCGACACTTGATTCACCCATCATGAGGATGCCCGAAAACAAACAAGTCTCAGGGTGCTTCATCAGTCGGATATGCACCTTCTTCAACTTCATTGTCGCCTCGTGCGTACTCACGGGGATTGTCTCTGCTACTGCGTTCATACAGCCTCCATTGTTAGTTGTTCAAATCAAGTCAGCAGTTGGTAGTTGCCGTCTTGCAGCCACTTAGAAATCTCAGCGTTCTTGGATGCAATAGGCGAGAGCCGCTTGCTGCCCATCGCCATCGTGAAGAAGACTGACTGCAACTCCTCAGACTTCGTTCGTCGCATGAACTTCATGAACTTGCTCAAATCGTCCTGCGTCTGGATAACGTCGATGGCGTTGAACATCATCATAAAGAGCGCGGCCTGTTTCTCTGGCACTCTGACATTGTCAGGGTCTTTGATAACATCCTCTGCCAACACCACCTCGTCCTTCAGCGCCAACACCGCAGCCAACTGTTTCGCACTCGGTACGCCAATCGAACCTGCCAGTGCCGCCATCGTCAGCGAATGACCTAACCTGCCACGGTTCACGATGTCGGGGTCGCAGTTAGCGAGTGATCGCGGGGAGCAAAACTGTTTAGTCCGATGCACGGGGATAAACACATGCTCGTTGTCCTGTGGAGTAATTCCATCCAAGTAACTCGCCATGACTGACGGTGTCATTTTGACGAACGCTCTCAACTCCATAGACAACCCTGCGTTAGTCGCCCACACCAACCACTCGTCCACGGTCGGCTTGCGAATGTTCAGCGTTGTGACACGGTTCGATGCGTGCGCCAACAGCGCGTTGCCCACACCATCTGTTGCAAGATTACCTGTCGCGAACACGATAGAGTCTGGATGCAGCACATAGTCCATCCACACCTTGTCTAGCGTGAGCCGTGCGCCAAGTTTCTGTAGCATCTTGTCGCCCTTGTCGTACTCGTCGATCATGATCAACTTGGGCTTGTTAGACTTCGGCTTGAGCAGCGACGATATGTATACTTCCAATTCGCCAGTGTCACGGTTCGGCGCACGTAGGCCCAACTCACCGTAGTCGATGCACGACCAATCAAGATATACGTGATCGTAAGCATCACCCAATGCTTCAACCAACATCTTGTAGAGCGTCGATTTACCAATCCCCGGCTCACCTTGGAAGTAATAGGTTTTGCTCTTGCCGTTCACCAACAACAACTTGAACGCCTCGGGGATACTGATGGCGTTGTTAAAGTTAAGAGTTTCTCGTTTCATGACTGATATAGCCTCCGATTGATTACGTACAAATCTGACAGTGTCAGAAACCAAACTTCTTCAGGATGTCATCGACGCTCTCCTTGACAACAACACGCTTGGTGTCATTGTTGCGTAGAGTTTCAATGTCCAACCCAGACACCACTCGTTCGAGTTCGGCACGTGCCTCCTCCAAGCGACCGTCCTGTGTGACGTTGAAGTCTTTGAAGGTCTCGCACATCTCCTGTGCCCGCTGCAACGTGGTGTCGTACAACTTGCGCTTCTTGACTTTCATCTGACCGTCTTCGATCACGGTCTCGGTGTCGCAGCAGTGTGAGAGCGACTTCATTACATCAACCATCTGCTCAACCTGCTTCTGGTAGATGTCTTGCACCAAGTCCTTGGCTTGCCGCTCGTAGTGTTGCGCTAAGTCATTGGCTAGGTCGTTGCTTATCTGACAACGGAAGTCACCGACTGGGACTTCTGCCGTAAAAACTTTCACCTTGAAGCACGACATCACCTCGTCCACAGGTGGGTAGTCCGTAGCCTTGAACATGTCACCTTGAACAAACGCCTCGTTAGACACGGCAGTGGTGTAGACCTGCCGAAACTTGTCCTTGAGTTCTTCAGTCTTGGCTTGACGCTCCTCGACCTGCTTCATGAACCCGACGATGCGCGGCGTTGGCAGGAACCGCCACCGACCCGACCATGGGTAAGTTTCACGCTCGACAAAGTTGTACCAAGTCTGCCGGTCGTTCAGCACGGCACGATGCTCGTGAACACCTGCAAGAAGTTTCTTAACGAAACGCCCTGCGTCCCTGTCGGCCTTCTTCGCCGTGGTGACTTCGTCGCTGATCTCGCGATCCTGCTTCGTGCCAGTCCACACGCTGACCTCGACGTTGACCAAGATGCCCGATGTAGCAAGCGAAACTACGTGGTCGGGCTTTTTCAGTAATGAGTTCGTTTGAGATTCCATTTGCTCAGCCTCCTGACTCTGTCAGAGTCGTAAGTATTTACAGTTCATTAGAGTCGGGCGGTGTGCAGTCCCGCCCCGTTTGTCACTACCACATGACAAGAATAGTATAACACAACTTAACAATTAAATCCAGAACAAACACTATCGGCGTTACGCATAATTCGCTTTTAGGTACGGTCGCCCGTTGGGCGATATCTCGCCACGCTCCATGTCGCGCTGATAGTTCAGATAGTCGATGACCAACTCTGGCGCACGTGGGTCATGTCCCCCAATGTTCCACTGAGTGATGTCCTCGACCGTCTGGTCGTACTTTTTCCAGTCGTAGATGGTCGCGACCACGCGGTCGGTGTAGCCATCGTCCTGTGGAACTTCAAAAACCAACACCCACTCAGCCTGTGTCTTGCAGCCATCCCCTTCCAGTGGCTCACCGAACGCAGCGACCAATTCGCTGTAGTCGGCACGGACGTAGCCCTGTAGGCTCGTGCCATTGGCATCCGTAAAAAAGATGTCTTGCGGATAGACTTTCATACGCTCAACCTCCTGCCGTATCTTGGCTAGTTCAAGTTCTAACTGTTGAATTTCGTCCTCTTGACGCTTGTGGTCAGCCCACCAATCGTCCATGTCGTTTTGCAGAGTCATGCCTCATCCTCCGCATTGGCCTCGTACAACTCCGTAAACCCATTGGCACGTGCCATGTCTGCGACCTCGGCCTCGCTCATGTAACTAAGACAAGCCGCGATCACGGTGTCTTTATCCAAGACACCTTCTTCAAGCATGTCGAAAATCTGGTTCGTTACCTTACGTACTTGCCATATGTCATTCTTGATCATTGATGCACCTCATTAAAAATGTCCAAAGCCACATACGTCCGAACGTCACTGTCTGAACGAATGAACTCCTTGTCTGAAGCCCGTAGCATGGTGTCGATGTTGGCAACTTCCCTATCGCCGTGTGCAGTCACCACGTAGTCGAGTCTGGTCAGAAAATGCACCTCCTCAGTCAGCCCGTGGATGGTGGCGTGATCCGACCTCATCTCTCCGACGTAGAATTTAACTCTCACCTCACACCTCCTCGCCAACGGCGTTGACCAACGGACGGCTAACGATCTCAAACACCTCGTCCTCGTCGGTGTCCTCGCTGATATCCTCGTCCTCACGCATCTGCGCGACCAAGTCATCGCGATACTGCTGCGCGTCCTCCATGTTGCGGAACACTGCCTCTATGGGGTAATCAGCGTCATACCCATAGCCCTCGTCGCTTACACGCAACAACACATAAACATAATTAACCACGCTCATCGGTAAAACCCTCCCTTGTTGTTGATGCCTCTGACCTCGTCAGCGTTAGCAGGAACGATGTAGTTCGACTTGTGCAACGGCACGATGGTGTGCTTGCGCTTGCGTGCCTCGCGCTCCCCGCAGGGTAGGCAGGTATCGAAACCCGCCATGCTACGGGCATGCGGTACGCGCTTCGCCCAACACTTCGTGCATAACTTTTCCATACCATTCTGCGACATATGCTGTGTTGCCTCCGTTTTCTACGTTGTAGGTGCTTGGCAGGTTCATGTTCTGACAGTGTCAGAGTCATGAGTATTTCCGGCCCGTCTCGCTCTCTCCATTCTATACATAGTATAACAAAACTTGACAACTTAATCAAGTGGATGAGGCAACGGCGATGGGCTTGCCGAGCGAAAAGATTTTGGAATTTAGTGGTCACTCTGGCCGCACGTGTCAGCGTGGTATAAGTGTTGCTCTGACAATGTCAGAACTAAGTGTGTGCCTGAACACACCGGTAATTGTGTCGGCGTGGTAATCCAATTGCGTTAGCGATGGCTTGGGGGGTAATGTTCCGCAAAAGTGTTCCGATGTTCCAGCGTGTTCCACAAAAAAAAGTTGTAATATTCTTCACGGGTGCGACGTTCCGTAGTGTAAGCGAGTGTAGTAAGTTATTGATTATTAAGAAGAAGAAAGAAGAAGAAGTTATATTATGGAACAGAAAATAGTATAAGTGTTCCATGTTCCACAGTTTTGGGAATAGGGGATACGGATTGCCGAAAAAATTTTATTTACAAACTTGCGGCGTGCCATGAACGGTATCTAACTTTGTCCCCTTAGCCCCTCTTGGAAAACGTGGAACATTGGAACAAACCGTGTTTTTGTTTTATTTATCAAAGGCTTGCGTGTTCCACGACTCTGGAACACGTGTGGAACAGATACGGAACAGTCTGACACTGTCAGAGTGTTGACTTTCAAAAAGTTATGTGGTAGCCTTGGGCATACCAAGGCGGTTGGTAAAAATTAGGCTTTCGCCTTCGCCATACGCTTTCACCTTGCCCTTCGGCTTTACCCTTTTCCCTAGGAACTGGTTTCTAAGAACTGGTATCCAGTAGAACTGGCTTCGTAGGAACTGGCCTCACGGCGTGAACCGAGGCCGTTCGGGCACAAAAAAGCCCCGACAAGGCGAACCCTGTCGGGGCGTGGTTCAGAATCTGAACTCGTGTTGCTTTGGTCGGTTCTCGTAGCGGAACTCTAATCGGTACGGAACCTTGTTTCGGATTAGAACGCCAATCCAGTAAACCGCCTGTCGTGTCGAATCGAATTCCCGAACGTCCGTGCCGAGCATTGATTCTGACGTTACTGTGTAGACAATCATCGCGTGACACCTCGCTGACAATGTCAGAGCAGGGGCGGCTCACGCCGCCCCGCCCCGTTGGATTACCCGAGCAGAGCCTTGCGGAACTGCGCGAGAGCCTTCTTCGCACCGTCGTTTGTCGCGACCTTGCGGCCGTCCGTCCGAGCCTTGCCGAGTTTGGCGATCATCGGCTTGGCGAGACCGTCGATCCATTCCTCGACAGACTGGGCAGCACCGCGACCACCAGACCGCTCGACGAAGTCAGCCTCGAAGAACCGCCCCCACGCCTTGGTCGCCGTGTTGGTTACCGTCTTGCGGGTAGACTCCACGAACCGCCGAATGCCCATCGGGTTCTCGGTCAGACTCGGCAACTTGGCGAGGCTAGCGCGATCCATCGCAACCGCGTTGCGCCCCGTCAGATTGAAGTTAGCCGGACGATCCGCGCTCGGCACGTGGAACTCATCGTCGCCCGACTTGTGCAGTGGCCGGTCATACTCGGAACCCTCGGTCAGCGAGACAATCGCCGCCGCCATGAACAGGTTCCGCGCTTCCTCGCACTGCTCGGACTCGCGATCCAACGCGCCCGAATCGGTGCGCGGAAACTCCGCCGTGAGCCTTGCGAACTCACCCCGATATTTCGCCCACTTGGTGCGATCCGCACGGGTATGACCGCCGACCTCGCGACCCAGACCCGAAATCCCGTCAGCGATGGACGGGGCCAGAACGGACTTGACGGTGTCCGCAACCGTGTTGGCTTGTGCCATGGTAGTGATACTCCAAAGAACCCCGCAGGACGCGGCGGGTATCGCGACAGCAGATTGTCTACTGTGATTCCATTATACCACACCACGATTCTGACGGTGTCAGATCAGACGGCAGGCAAAAAATGGCGCGAACTCAAGCCCACACGGTGTGCGAGGCCATGGCCTAGCCGACCCCACCGGTAGCCACCCCCGTCGCTAGGTTTAGGAGTCCCAGCAATCCTCTATACATCCTAATCCACACAAATCACCCCACATTTCTCCAATGTTCGTACCCCACCCCCCTTCATATAGAAAACCCCCCCTTGATGGAACCTTAAGATTCCTTTATATAACGACTATTACTTGGGTTGAGGCCCATGCAGACACTCGTTCCATACATCGAAGACAACGTTCCGCTTCCCGCTAACGCGGCTGAAGCGTTGCCGGAGTTGACTCCGGCTGAAGAACTGAGCATGCGGGTACGTACTATAAAACTCGTATCCGATCTGACAGGCCAGCCCATCATCCCGACTGACGAAGAAAAGGATGCTGCCGAGGAAATGGCTAGAAAAATGATGGAAGACCCTGATGCACGGCCTGAATATGCCCTGCACTCGGACGAATTTACTGCGTATTTATCGGGTCTGGTCTACCGTTCTAACGGTGCCATCGTCAAAGAATTGTCTGACCTAAAGAACTACGTCATAAACAAACTTGTTTATGAGATAGAACACACTAAAGACAACAAACTTAAGATGCAGGCCGTCGCAAAACTAGGCGAAATTGACGGCGTAGACGCTTTCAAACGGCGTACTGAGACGACTCATTTAGTAAAACCCATTGAAGAAGTTGAAAAAGAACTTCTTCAGGTGCTGGAAGGCATCGAGTACAGCGTAGTTGACGATAATAATGGCGATATAAACCCCGAAGACTACCTGCTACCTGATGAAACTGCCCCAACTAACTCCTGAAAAACTCAAAGCGTTGCGTATGGCGCTGCCAACGATGCCCGATGAGCAGAAACGGCGCACGTTGGAGTTGCTAAGGACGTATCAGGCTGAGCGTACCCGTGCCGTTGGCAAGGATTCCTTCTTGGATTTCATCGCTCACGTGTATCCCGGCTACAAAGTAGGGCCGCACCACCGGAAATTAGCGGGAATTTTCGAGGATATCGCTGCGGGTAAGCGAAAAAGGGTCATCGTCAACATCGCTCCGCGTCATGGCAAGAGCGAAATGATCAGTTACCTCGCTCCTGCGTGGTTTTTGGGCAAATATCCGCATAAAAAGGTCATCATGGCCTCTCACACTGCCGATTTGGCAGTTAATTTCGGTCGGAGGGTTCGCAATCTTGTGGGGTCAGACCTTTATCACGACATTTTCCCGACTGTGGAACTTCAAGCAGATAGTAAAAGTGCTTCTCGTTGGGGTACTAACTTTAATGGCGAGTATTTTGCTATTGGTGTTGGTGGTGCTCTGGCCGGTCGCGGCGCTGATCTATTCATTATTGATGACCCTCATTCTGAGCAGGAAGCAAAACAAGGCCGAGCCGACGTTTTCGAGCCAGCATGGGAGTGGTTCCAGTCAGGCCCAGTCCAAAGGTTGATGCCGGGCGGTGCGATCATCGTGGTGATGACCCGTTGGTCAAAGATGGATTTGACCGGCAAGATTACCGACCACATGATCAAAAATGAGGACGCCGATCAGTGGGAAGTAGTCGAGTTTCCAGCCATTTTGAACGATAGACCGCTATGGCCTGACTTCTGGACACTAGAAGAACTCCTTGCCAAAAAGGCCAGCATGGATGTGCGCTATTGGCAGGCACAGTACATGCAGCAGCCGACCTCGGAGGAGGGGGCGCTCATCAAGCGGGAGTGGTGGCAGGTGTGGGAGAAGGAAGACCCGCCGCCGTGTGAGCACCTGATAATGAGCCTTGATGCGGCACAGGAGAAAACTAACCGCTCCGACTTTAACGCCCTGACTACGTGGGGTGTCTTCTTCAACGAGGAGACTAAGAACTATAACCTGATCCTGCTCAATGCCATCAAGGAGCGCCTTGAGTTCCCTGAGTTAAAGGCGTTGGTGCTGGAGCAGTACAAGGAGTGGAACCCCGACTCGTTTATCGTGGAGAAAAAGTCCAACGGGGCGGCGCTATATCAAGAGATGCGCCGGATGGGCGTGCCGCTTAGCGAGTTCACCCCGTCCAAGGGACAAGACAAGATCAGCAGAGTAAATGCTGTGTCAGACCTGTTTGCTGCGGGTATAGTCTGGGTGCCTGATAGGCGCTGGGCTTGGGAGGTGGTTGAAGAGTGCAACGACTTCCCGTCTGGCACGAACG